AGAAGAATCCGCATGGACCGGGCTATTTGACCGGCGGAGTGCTTAAACGGTCGAAGATTGAATCGATGATTGCTTCGTGGCGCCGGATGTGTCCTCACCAGCTTGAGGCGCGTAAGACCGGGGCTCCAATATCGGTGACTGGTAAAATCTATGTCACGTACAATCGTGACGTTCATCGGGTACCGGCGGAGAACTGGCTTAAAATTCCAAAGAACTATCCGGTCATTCAGATTGTTGACCCGCATCCACAGAAACCTGATATATCGGCATGGGCGGCGATCACTCCTGGGGACCGGTTGGTTTTCTTTTACGAGTGGCCTTCCGTTTCTCAGTTTGGGTTTTACGACAAGATCGATCACCGCATTCACACCACCCTGCAGACCTCGGAAATCTGGAAAAGCGTCGAAGAATCTCTCGGGATTAAAGGACAGATTGTCATGAGACTCGGGGATCCGAATGCTTTCAAGTCTCCGAACCCTGATACGATGCAGACGCTTCAGTTCACATACGCTCAGATTGGTTTCAGGTTCAACCTGAATGTTATCGACGATCTTGAGTTGGGGCACCGGAAGGTTTCGGAATATCTCTATTTCGACGAGGCAATGCGCAAAACCGACCCGAACGATCCGTTGGCAATGCCGCGGGTGTACTTCACAGCGAACTGCGAGAATTTGAATCGCGGAATGCAGAAGTATTCTCGGAAACAATCGCGGTCCCGGGAAGCATCAGTAAATGTGACACTCGACGAAACCTTCAAGCATCCGTGCGATTTGGTACGGTATGCGGTTATGTGGCACACGAATCACTCCTTTCAATCTATCCGGCCGGACAGGGTATTGCCGTCGGATTACGACAAGATACGCAACGGGCGAACCCCTAAAAGCAGAAGGAATATTGCTGCATCGGGGCGTCGAAAACATGGCACTCGGGAAATTTTAGTCGGGAGTTACTCTTAAATGGAACTCAGTTCCGTTCAAAATCTTCGCGAAGACGACGTGAAAATAGAGGGGAAGCCCTGGGACAACGATGTTGTTCAGCTTTTGGTTGCGAAAATGCTTCTCAAGCTGAACTCCATGGTGAACTTCTGGAAACCGGCTCACTCCCGGGCCGGCGAGTACATGGACGCATACAACGGCGAGATTCTGACTTCCGACCAAGTGGCTACTTATGAAGAAGTCGAAGACAAGTACGTCGTTCAGCGTCCGATTATGAAAAGCCCTGTACGGGCACTCCTGGGCCAAATGCTGAAGTCTCGGAAAAGTGGACAGATTATCACGGAGGGGGGGAGTTACGATCACCCGGCAGCTTCCGCCGAAGAATGCGCGGTAATCAATGCGGTCCTGAAACATGCCGAGAAGAAAACCTGCGAGAAGTACAAGGTGCGGGACGCAATTCACGATTCGATGGTAACATGCTTCCCGAATGCGCTGTATTACAGCCTGGTTTCACCAGAAGACGGACTCCCCAGTTCAAAGCTTCGACTCGATCACCTTCCGTGGAATAGCGTTCTTGTCGGACCGCCAAATATCAGGGACGTAGACCAGATTAAAGAGATGGCATTTTACATGCCGAAGTCAAAGGCTGACCTTCTTGAAAACTTCCCGGAAATGGAAGAACAGATACAGGCGCACTTTGACGACAAAAACCTTACCGACTCGAATCTTCTTTCTTCCCTGAAACAGTGGGAGGGGGCGTATACCTCAGAAGATATGGCCGGTCTTTTCGATATTGTCGAATCGGCCGTTTCAACAATTGGTATCGGGTTGGCGCCGATCGTTCAGTTCATCTTCCCGATCAAACGGAAAGAAGATATATGGATTAATGTCATGGACCCGTCAGGAGAAGATTACGTTGTCAGGCCTCCAAAGTGGAGCAACGAGAGATGGGAAAAGTGGACGACAGAGAACGGGCAGAAGTACCAGGGACCATACGAAAAAGACGTCGTTATCCTTTGGTCAACAGTGATATCGACTACCGGAATTTGCCTTGCAAACGAAAAGCACTGGTTTCAAAATCGCGGGATGCTACCCGCTGAGTTTTTTATCCCGGCGATCATCGGGGGTAAACCCACCGGACCGGTTGCAGATATGTACGACGACATGCTTGCGGTTGTCGTAGGGGATATTGAGAACCTTGACGACTTACGAAAGGGCGAGGGAAACCTTGTCGCGTATCGTGAAGGAACAGTTTCAAACGTAGATTCACTGCCCGAAGAATCAAACAAGGCAATGGGATTCGCTATTGTAAACGCCGATCACCAGGGACCAATTCAGGACGCCTTTTACGTTATCCCCCGCCGATCATCCGAGAGATGGAAAAACTATTCGGCAGACACGAAACAGGGGATGTATGAAAATACCCGCCTGAATGAATCGATGCAGGGAGGTGCGGCTCCCCGCCAGGCGGCAGTGGCAAAGGAACTTGAAATTACTCAGGCCCTTATTGTCAATGCAATTTATGTCGATAATTTCAATCGTAGTTTTGAAAGACTTCAGAATAAAAAGCTTGCCATCATGCCGTATGCTTACGACGAGTTTGAAGTATTGGAGATTCAGGACGAAGAATCAAACAACATGAAGTCTGTAAATGTAAACGAACCGTCAGAGTTTGACGAAGAAGGAAATGTCGTTGCGGTAATAAATGACCTCACGGCAAAAGAATACAAGTGGGTAATGTCGGAAGTGGACGACTCACCGACCGCGAAGACTCAAATGATGCAGGAGTCTATTGGGATTATCAATGCTTCCGCCGGTCCGCTTATTCAGGTTGACGGCAGTGGGAAGTTCTTCAGCAAGTTCCTTATGGCAATGCCGAACCAGTTCCTCAAGGACGCCGGGAAAGCACTCGCGAAAGATTCTGCAGCATCGGCGGAACAGCAGAGCAAAGCAGACCAGCAGGAAACCTTGATAAAGGCACAGACAGAACTTTCAAAGGCACAGGCGAATTTGCTCAAGGCGGAAAAAACGGGAGTATCGCTTTCGTTGACCGGGGAGGACCTGATGCAGTATCCGAATTTGTATCAGGTGTATATGCAAATGCAAGCCGCGGCAAAGGCCGGTTCAGCTCAGGGAGCGCAGCAGGCAACACAGCCACCGCAGCCTCAGCAGGAACAGATGGATCCTATGATGCAGCAGATGGCAATGCAAGGAATGGGACAGTAACAATGGGTGTACTTTTTATCATAAGGGGTGTTTATGCTTTCAGTTCTTAAGACTTTCGTTTTGTCGTCAATGCTTCCGCGTTTCTTTTATGCCGGAGAAGAAGGGGTTTCAGGCGCTCCGGCCGCAGAACCGATGGCTCCTGAATTGGAAGAATCTTCGCTCAGTGCTGAAGATGTGGCAACAATTTCAGACGATATTGCTACCGGAGACAAGGGTTTTGACGAGTTCAATAAAGCGGCGCTGGAAAACGATCCGGAATATGCTGAAATGCTGAAGGCCGAAAAAGCACCAGAAGAAAGGGTTCCTGCAAAAAAGGATCCCGAACCCAAGGACCCGAACGCAACGGTACCCGATCCGAAGAAACCCGAAGAACCGGTCGAAGAAGAGATTGCCTTCGAAGACGATGTTATCCCGGGCCTGAAGGGTGAAGAGTTGAAGAAGCTTTCTCCCGAGGCTCAGACGGCACTCGCGGAACACTATGAAAAAGCCTCAGAGGCGATCGATTCGGTTGGAGAGGCGAGAGCTACGGCTGAAAAGCTTCTAAAGGACCCGGTTGTCGCATTCCGTCAGAAAATGTCGGAGAACCAGCGGTTTGCCGTCAGGGGGATGAATGCCGAGGAAGAAAAGTCGCTTCAGACTGTTTACGGTTTTACTGAAGAGGAAACCGGGAAGCTGAAGGGCGGACTTCAAAAAATCGCGCAGTCAATGGCGCAGGACATGGTTCACAATTATCTCATCGAAGAAAATGCTGAACGCCAGATACAGGAAACCACTCAGAAGTCATACGATATTCTTCTGGGACTTGGAAAGCTCAATCCCGAATTTACTCTTGAAGGGGTGAAAGACCTGAAAGAGATTTTCGACAAGGGGGAACGTCACCCTCAGTGGAAAAAGTATCAGAACGGTATCGGAAAAGTAATGGCATGGGCAGCATCGAAAAAAATTAGTCATCCAATGGTTGTAGAAATGGGGGCAGACGCCTTCTATGCCGCGGCCGCAACTTCTTTGGGTATGCCGGTGATAAGAAACGCCGATGAAACCCTGAAGAAAGTGGCGATGACCGCGAGAATGAATACGTTGAAGCCGTTTCTTAAATCAACAAAACCCAAAACGCTTGATCCTTCGCAGTCGTCAGTTTCACAGCCGGCAAAAGCATCGAATAGCCCGATCATTCAGAACGGGATTGACATGCAGAAACTTGCTGGGAACGGTCCTGATTCGGTTGCCTACTACGAGAAATTGATAGGTCGTAAATTTGGCGATCGTGAATGGATTGAAAAAATAAACGGAATGCGGGATAGAGCGCAGCGGATACACTCGAAAACAAAGTAAACAAGGAGATTCATTATGGCTGGTCAAGCAAGTTGGGACGCACCGGGATCATCGACAAAGGCCTATGTCGTCAATCCGGTAATTACCAAGGGTTTGTGGTATGAATCGACATACCGAACAATGTTCTCAAAACTCAATGGTCCCCGCGAAGTCAAAGAAGTTGAAATCATGCACCAGGGCCAGAAAATGGTTGTTGACTCCGGAAACAATTCGGTTGTGTGGGAAAAGGAATTCAACGGTGTCGGAGAATGCCGTTTCACAATGCGCGAAGAAACAATCGGTATGGCCACTTACGGCGACGCCGATCCGAA